TATTTGCAGCGTGGTGATTGTTTAGAATTTAAGACCGGTCTGCATATTACAATTATAGGTCATCCGGAGCCGGCAATTGCTAAAGTTCGTATAAGTGATGGCGGTAGTGTATCGACAGAAGGGTATACGATGTATTATTTTGTTTCAGAAGAATAAACTACAAAATGGGGGACATTTTTTGGCGACAATAATTGTCCCCTAATTTTTACATAAAAAATCCCGATTTTCTGCGCTTTTGAGGAGGTGTCTTAAAATTCCCCTAGATATTTAATAAAAAAATTGCATAATTTCAGTATAATTTGCACCGCGGTCTATCCAAAGTTGCATATAATAGCGTCTGGTTTCTGCTCCTTGACTATCGTGGAAATCAGACGCTGCCTTTTTTGTCGCCACTGGCGGCTTTTTTATTGGGCGCATAATGCTTTTTCATCGTCATATTCCTTGCGCGGGTCGGTTTTCTTTTGACTTTCTCCGCCGACTCCCATATGCGCCCACCCAGTTTTCCAAAAGAGAGGAAAACGCCACTTTGTTCAACCCAAGGCTTGGCCTCTCTTTTAGGAATCGATTATGCGTATTGAGCTAGAAACGCGCACTCGCACATTGCGGATATATAATGATGCTGAGTTTGAATCTAAGCATCCCCGCGGTAAAGACGGACGATTTTCAACCAGCGGTATAGCCGCCCATGTGGACTTTCATGAAATACCGCCGGATGTTTCCAAAACGCTAACAGATACAATACAAAGTAATATACAGAAATACCCCTTTATGCAGGGGCATTTTTCTTTTATAGGGTCTTCCCGGGCGAAACTTGCCCGTGATTTGGGGGATAATATTGACGCTAATGAAAATGTCCAAGCGTTTTATAAGCCTGAACCCTTGGGTGGCCGTGGCCGTATATGTTTTTCCGGTATTGATTTGGCACTAACTAAGCTGCGCCCGGACAATAGCCGCTATCACCCCGTTGGTACTAATTCCCCAAAGGGAATTGCAGACCATGAATTCGGTCATGCATTATGGTACCGCCTTGGACTAAATAAAGATAGCGCCACCACGAGTCAGCTAAAGCAATATATTGCTGATTATATGAAATCGCATTCGCCAGAAGAGATAAAGCAAAATCTGTCGCATTACGCAAATACGGGCCCCGGTGAATTCTTTGCCGAGGCCTTTTCAGAATTACAGAATAATCCACGGCCTCGTCTCCTGGCTAAAAAGATAGGCGAACTGTTGGATGCAGAAATCAAATCACAGAAACTAGATACAAACAAATGAGTACAGAAAACACAGGGGGACGCCCAACGGTGATGACGAGTGAGACAATCGGAAAACTGGAATATGCATTTGCGCAAGGTGCAAGTGATAAAGCTGCCTGCTTTTATGCAGGGATAAATCCTGATACCTTGTATGAATATCAAAAGAAAAATCCAGCATTTTCCGAGCGGAAACAACAGTTAAAACAGTCCAAATTATTCAAAGCGTTGGAGGTAATTCATTCGGCGCTGGAAAATGGGGACGTGGCGATTGCCCGCTGGTATCTGGAACGCAAGTGCCCCGAAGAATTTGGACTGAACAAAGAACTGGAGCCTCTGCTGCCTATTATCAAATACGTAACACCGGAACAAACGGCGGCCACCGACGCACATATTGACGATTTTATAAGGCAATGAATAATATAGAGCATGCATATCTGGGCCAACGATTATTGGAGCGGGGATTTGAGGCATGGGCATTATATATCTTTCGCCTGATAAATCGTACGCCGTTCATATGCGAGCCACTGCATCATGAAATGTTCCACCAGGTACAGGACGTAATAGACGGCAAAACGACACGTCTTAACCTGAACATGTCGCCGCGTACTGGTAAAACTACAACGGCATGTCTGTTATGTGCCTATACTTTGGCGCTAAACCCCAGTGCCCAGATTATTTATACCTCGTTCAACCAGGACTTGTTGGCGAAAATATCTAAAGAGCTGGCCGCAATTTTACAGCATCCGGCATATCAGGCAATGTATCCGGCGGTAAATCGCCCGCGCGAGGAAATATCAAACGTAGACCCGATTGATGAGTTCTGGCGGGAACACTTAGCGCAAACAACCGGTAAAAGCCAGTATTCAACGCGAAAGATTATAACCGCCGCAGGTGGCTGCATATTATTTAACTCCATCGGCGCGGCAATTACAGGTTTCGGTGCTGGCGTCCGTGGGGCCTCAGGCTTCTCTGGCCTGCTTATTATTGACGATGCAGACAAGCCGACCGATGTACGCTCAGACACCATGCGCAAGAAAACGCGCGCATATTTCACTGACACATTGCTGACGCGTCTAAATAACTCTGACACGCCGATTATAAATATTCAACAGCGTCTGCACCCAGAGGACCTATCGGGTTTTTTATGCCAGCAATATGGATTTAAGACATTCAAGTTCCCGCTGTTAAATGCAGACGACACCTGCAATCTGCCGCGGCAATATACACCTGAACGCGTATTGGAACTGCAGCGAAACACCGCAACATTTGCGGCCCAATATCAGCAGGAACCGGTGCTGGAGGGCGGCAATCTGATAAAGACCGAATGGTTCAAACGATATAATGCCTCGCCTGCACGATTTGACAGTCTGTTCATTGTGGCGGATACGGCGTTTTCTGAAAAGAAATCGGCCGATAACAGTGCCTTTTTATTGTGCGGCATATCGGGCAACGACCTGTATATTCTGGATGGGTATTGCAAAAAGGTAATATTCCCAGATCTATGTCGGGATTTAGCATCGTTTTATAAGGCTGCCGTGGCGGGTTATCCGACGACAGCAGTATCCGCCGTATATATTGAAAACAAAGGCAGTGGCATATCCCTGATACAGCAATTACGTACAGCTGGTCTGCCGGTATCTGAACTAATGCCAACGGTACACAATGCCGAAGCACGCAAGGACCAGATATCGGACAAATTCACTAGATTTAACGAAATAGCCGCTGATTTGGAAAGTGGATATTGTCATATCCCAGAATCTGCGCCGTGGTTGCTGGAGTTTTTGTCGGAATGCGAGGCATTTACAGGCGGCAAGCAGGACGCCCATGATGATATGGTCGATTGTCTGATGTATGCCATGAAACAGCGTCGCAAAGGCTTGATTACTGATTGGTCAGCAATGACAGCCAGTTTTATGAGATTTTAGAATGATAAAGTTTAAGAATCCTTTTAAGAAATCGATATCCAATCCGGGCAGTAAACCCGCACCCGAAGCGGTTGCCGTCGATTACGCAAGCCTAAAAGCCGCAATAGAACCACAGATGCCGGACTTTATAGAACCTTGGACCTTGGCGCGTGCGCGGTTAGAGGGTGGCGCCAAGGATCGGGGCAGCGTTGCTGCGCGCAAAATGTACAAGGCGCACAAGACGCGTGTACAAAACCAGTGGATAAATCCCCTGCAGGGTATCAATTCCGGTAATGGGACTGCGCACAACGCGATTTACTTGTATCAGCCGGTCAATTATTACGAGTGTTATTTCCTGGCCCAGGACCCCCTGTTCACGAAGGTATTTAATATGTTGTCGCAAACTCCGTTTTCCAAGGGGGGCGAATTGCAAATGCCTGAGGAAATGTCAGAAGACGATGTAAAGGCAATAGAAAAAGCGGCCCAAAAATATAACCTGTGGAAACATGTTGTGGGGGCGGTACGTAGTCAATATGTGACAGGCGGCTGTTTGTTGTATATGGATTTTGGGCTGTCGCCATCGGAACTGGAAAAGCCGCTGAATCTAGACAAGATAGATTGTCGCAAATTTAAGGGATTCCGTCATATTGACCCGATAAATGTCGTTGCCTTGGACGTCAACACGGTGGACGTTGCCGCCGCTGATTACATGATTCCGCGTAAATGGTATGTAATCGGACTGGGTACGGTTGATGCATCGCATTTCCTGAAATGGGAGGCCAACATTCCCGAATTACCCATGCGGCCGATGACAATGTATTTTGGCATGCCGTTGACCCAGCTGATTAAACAGGATGTGGCCAACGCCAACATGGTGTCGCAGGGCGTTGCGAACATGGTTAACCGTTTCCGCTTGACGTATCTGAAGACGGATGAAACGGCGTTTATTACCAATAATGCCCAACAATTCCGGGCCAAGCTGGATTTTATGGGCCTGGTTCAGAATAACTATAACGTATGTCCGCTTAAAAATACTGAAGACATTACACAATTGACAGCATCGCTGGCGGGCTTGGCCGAAAATGTAGAGGGCAGTTTCCTGCAGGTTGCGGCCAAGACCAATATTCCATTCACGGAGTTAATGGGTAAATCGGCCCAAGGTATGGATGCCACCGGTGCCGGCGACCGCCGTAAATGGTATGACCAATGTAAAATGGAGCAGACGGCCAGCAAGCCACACGTATTGACCATGTATGGTGTATGTGCCGGCGCCATATCCAAAGACGGTAAATTCGTCAAGTTCCCGGATTTCGTCTATAACCCCATGGAAGAGGCGTCGGAAAAAGAACTGGCCGAGAATATTCGTTCTTATGCCGAGGTTGCGTCAAAGTTACTGGAACTGGGCGCGCGCCACGAAGACGTGTTTGACTGGCTGAAATCATTCAAGCAGTTTCACCTGGACACAGTCACAATGGACGAAATCGCGACCGACGATAATCCATTTGACGACGACCCACATGGGGGCGGCGTGGATATTACGGACGAAGTGCTGGCTAAATTCCAGAACGAATGGCAGGAATCAAAGCATCCCCGGGACAAAGACGGCAAATTTGGCGGTGGTGGCGGCTCAATCACTGTTCGCGGCAATGAGCTTGGTGGCCATAACATGACCAAAGAGGAACTACGCGCGGCCGCCGTGGATTATTACAAAAAGAATCTGGCCGGCACGTCGGTAAAGCATCCGGAACTGGGCGAGGTTCATTTTTCTATGGGCGGGTACAAGAAACCGGTTTCATTTAGTGCAGATGAGCGCAAATTGAAGCTGTTTCCTGTTCTGCCAGATATTATTAAGCAGGGCGAAGTAATAAAAAAAGATAAAGATAAACGCGATAGGCAAAATGTAAATGCTTTCTATACTATTAAATGTCCTGTAAATATACAGGGGAATGACGAGAGTATTAGATTAACTATAAGATCTGATTCTAATGGTAAACTTTATTACGACCACGTAATAAGTAAACCCTTGGCTAACAGCGACCGGCTAAACGAATCCGGGCTGGCCAAGGGCAATAGCTATTCTGGAAAAACACCAGTCGGAAACAAATCCGGGGGTTCCAAGATAGATAATACTAGTATAGTTGATGGTGAGCTTGTTGTCAATCTTTTCTTTGAGGGAGAATAAGTAAATATATAAAACCCTTGGTGGTACTGCTTACAATGACAGTCAATCCAAGGGTAATAGTTCCTATAAGAAGAGATCTGATCCGACAACAAATCCGGTAGAGATTCTCAAAGGACTTACTATTCATATAACAGCTTCAAATCCTGTTGTCAACGTTTGAGAGTGAATAATCCATGTCCGATACAAAGCGTCAGAACGCCCGCGCACGCGGCGCGGGTGGATTCGTTGTTATGCCGCCTATTATCAAAAATAAGTCGGCTGAGGTTTATTATCGCAATGCGATAGATAAACTGACCGAGCAAATGCTAACGGCGATTGTGGCCGGATTGGAACGCGCTTATACGTCGGTGGCGGTGATGAATGCCGCGCCCCCGCCAAAGATAAAAGGCCATTCCGTCAAGGATATGGAAAAATTGCTTAACTATTACAAGATTAAGCATACGCCGGTATTCCTCAAAGAATCCGAAAAGATTATTCAAAAATGGCTTAAACAATCGGATCGGGCCATAAAGAGGTCAATAACCCGTTCATTACAGGAAATCCAAGGCAAGGATTTTGTGGTTCAATTTGATAGGCGAAAATATGAAACAATCCTGCGCCTGATTCTGCAGCGCAATCTGGGGCTGATAGATAACACCACGCGTCAGACGCTGAATAACATTGAAAATATTGTCTATGACGGTGTGACAACCGGCCAGCCGTGGACGGCGGTAGCAAAAGACCTATCCAATCAAAAACACATTGCGCGCGACCGTATAAAGCGTATTGCGCGTGACCAAACAGGCAAATTAAACGAAACCCTGAATGAATTAGCCCAGCGTGATGCGGGGATAAAGTTTTGGCGCTGGCGCACGGTTGGGGACGAGCGTGTATCAACCGGATACGGCGGTCATAAGCAACTTGACGGCAAAATCTATAAATGGGGCGACGTATCAAATTATCCAGTGGTGGATTCATATGGACATCGTGGTCCACCGCACCAACGCCCAAACTGTCGATGCACGGCAGAGGCGATAATCCTGCGCAAGGGATATCAAGCCCGCCAGACCAGTGATGGCGACTGGGTAATAAGAAAAGAGGACATATTATAAATGTTTCAAAGATTCAAGATAAGCAATGCCGATAAAAAGCGGCATCTGGACGACAACGGCTATATAACCGTTGATGAATCCCCGATATTACGGGCCGGCATTCTGGAATATTACGGTTCGGAATTGATTGACGGTTCGGACGGCGATGAA